CGACGTTCGCCTCCGGATGGATCGCGACCCGGACCGCCTGGATCGGGAGCCGAGGTTCTCCCCCGCCGCCGGCTCCGGTTGGAGTCGTCCGATCCTTCGCGCCGACCTCACGACCTCGAACGAATGCCAGATTCCGCCCGTGCTTCCCTTGTTGAACGAAAGCATGGGGCCATGCCCGCCCCGCCTCTCGGACGCCGGCCTTCGTCCCCTTCACCGTCCCGACGGAACCGAGCGTTACCGTCCGCGAATAGATAATGATCGTGACGTGAGGATGGGACCGATTCGCGCCCCGCGTCCGGATCCGCCGCCCGATCGCGGTCGGCTTAATTTTCGTTAACGCAACGAGCGCCTTCTTGGCCCGCGGTTTGATATCGCGGCGGACCCGGTTCATAGCGACAAAAGCCGCGCCCCTCGCGATCCGGTCGCCGGACGCGAAGAGTCGCCGGATTTCCCGGTCGTCGATCTTGATCTCGGATCGCATAGCTAGAGCTCCTCGAGGAGGAGCTCGGAGAGACCGGACGCCGACGATGGGCGGATCGACTTCACGCGAAACGCCCGCCCGTCGCCGGGGATCGTGACGCCGACCCCGTGGACGATCGCCGGCACCCGCGCCGACTCCACGAGGACGAACGGACGGACCCCCTCGACCTTGAGAGACTCGCGATACGGGTCCGCGAAGACTGCCGGGATCTCCCCGACGCCGGCGATGGTCGCGAGACCCCAGTCCTCGAGGAACTCGTCGAGGATGCCGCCCAATGCGACCGGAACGACCGAGACGTCGAGGGAATCGGTTTGGGGAGGAAGAGCGTCGGAATAGTAGGGACCGCCGTCCCATTCGACCTTGAGTCTCGTCGGATAGACGATATCCGGAGTCCAGTCGGCACTCTCGAAGGTCCACGTCCAACCCATCCACGTCGGAGCGATCATGCCGTGACCCGGAGCGACGTTCCTCCACTCGTTAGAAAAGTCGACCCATGCTCCGTCGACGTACCGTTGAGGCTGGAGCGTCCCGAGGTTAATCGCTTCGTCGCCGTTCGCGATCGAGAACGAGCCGCGGAGAGCGAGCGAGAGCCCGACGGTTATCGTTAGGTCGTCGGTCGTCCACGTCGGAGGAGGAGGATTACCTCCCCTCTGCCACGAGACGGCCCCTATCTCCCAAGGCGCCATGCTCTCAAACCCCTAACCGGACTCGTCGTCTTAGACTTGCTCCAGAATTAACGCGATCATCCCCGCCCCGTCCGGCTGCATTCCGACGACCGTATAGCTCGTCCCACTTCGGACGACCGCCGTCCCATGCGCCGCGGAAGAGACGTCGGCTTCTCGACAGATAAGGACCGGAAGGTCCCCCTCGATATCGAGAGCCGCGGCGAACTCCTTGTCGAACATCCCGACGACCGGATTCCCGTCGACCGTTACATTCTCCCCGTTAAAATCGAGCTCGAGGAACTCGAGGAGATTCTCGACGAGAGCCACGCGGACGCCGTCCTACTTCTTGCCGCCGAACGTCGAGCCCGAGCTCGAGGTCGACTTCTTGCTCGTCGCTTTGTCTTTCGCGCTCGAGACGTATTCCGCCTTCCCGATCGCGACGAGCGTTTGGGCATCCCGCGCCGGGATCTCGAACTCGTCGCCCGGATGCCCCTGGAGGTTCGGCCCCGCTACCACGTTCCGGAGGATCCGGACCTTCTTCGTTACCGCCATGCTTTCCCCTTTCGCGCCGCGGACGAGACCCTCGCCGCGGCCAGTCGTGGATATCGCTCCCATGCGATCCGCCTCCCCTTCCGGAATAGCGGGAGGTCCGAAGACCCCCCGCTTCTACTCCGAAGACCTACCCTCGACCTATCAAGTCGTGTCGATATCCAGAGTCGCCGCGAACGATTCCGGACGGGCGACGTGGATGTCCACGTCCTGGAACCCGCGAACGTGGAGGTTCCCCTCCGCCGCGCTCGTCCACGGATCGGAGACGAGATCGAGCCCGGCCCACGTCAGAATCAAAAGGTCCGCGAAGTTTCCGTAGAACATCGCAGAGAGCGTCGACTCGAAATTGGATGGGACGTTGTTCGTCACGCCGACCGGGTATCCGTTCAACGGCTGATCGAACTCCGTCGAATCCCAGATAAACCGAGCGAGACCGGCGCTTCCCTTCTCGCGCTCCTTGAGATGCCGGCGGACCTTGGGGTTAGTCAGATACCAGAGCGTCCCCATATCCGCGTTGTCGATCGCGACCTCTTCCTCGAGCTTGATCACGTCCGCCCAATCCATCGCCGCACCGCCCGCGCCGGCGGTCGTCGGGACGAGCCCGATTCCTGCCGTATCCGCGAGCCCGTCCGGCTCGTTCGACCCCGCGCCCTTGATCGCGATCCCCTCGAGAGCGGTCGCGAACGAAGAGACGACGTCCTCCCGGAGGAGTCCCTCGATCGCCGGCGTCGTTTGCAGCAACATATGCCGCGTGACGTGGATATCGACCGACATCGTCTTGGGCGAACGTGTCGTAGCCGCGAACGTCGTCGTCGAGTCCTCGGTCGCCGCGCTGTCTTCGCCGATCCATTGGACCGTGGTCCCGGCGCTTCTCTTGGGCATCGAGACGTTACCGACGAGACCGTCGATCACCCTCGCGCCCATCTGAAGGAGGATCATCCGGTTATAGAGGACGTCGACGAACTCGTCCGCCCGGAGGTCGAGCCCGACGATCGGAGCTCCACCGGACGCCGCCGTGATCGCGGCCCGCGCCATTTTCTCGACCCGCTGTCTCGCCGACCATCGACTCCCACCGAGAACGTCCGGAGGAATCCACGAGCCGCGAGCATCCTCGCCGATCCGCTGCCCGAACGCGTCGGAGCATTCCTTCTCGAACGGAGCCTCGCGCCAGTCCTGCTTACCCTGCGCGAGGAGCATCTTCCGGAGCGAAAATTGCCCGATCTCGCGCTCCGTGAGACCGATCTTGGGATCCTCGTCGATTTGCGACCGGACGGCTTCCGCCGCCGGCATCGCGTCGAGGACGGATAGCCGGAACTGCTCGACGTCCGTTCCGTTCGCGACCGCCTTCTCGGCGAGCTCCCGGATCCCCGGCACCGTCTCGTAGCGTTTCTCCCAAGACCGAATTTCGCCGATCCTGGAATTCTCGTCAGTCCTCGCCGCCTTTCGGACTGCGTCGAGGTCGACCGGCTGCTCGACGACCTTCGCCCGCGCCGGCGTTTCCTGCGTGTTCTCTTCCAACGTCGTTCCCCTTTCCGTCGCTTCCGTCGTCGATTCGTCGGTCGATCCACTTCCCGCCCTCCACTCGACCGCGACCGACCTCGCGGAAGAGAGTATTCCTTCCATCGTTCGCCCGGGGCCGACCGTCGGGTCCGCCGGGATACTCGCGAACGTCACCTCGAGCGGAGTCCATCGAGTCGCGAGGACCCGCGGACGCTCGGACGCCGTCTTCTTGGATACGCCGAACCATCCGACCTCGACCTCGCCGTCCTCGACCGCTGCCGCCGGAAGAGGATCGAGCTCCCGGGCCTTGTCGATCGTATACATAAACGAAACGCCCTTGCGAATCCCGTCGCGGACATCCTGGTAGATTTCGAGAGCTTTCGGCGAGCTGCCGAACCGCGTCGTAACGCGAGCCCGGCGATCCGCTCCGATCTCCGGATCCTCCGTCACCCCGACGTGCTCCCGGATATCGTGGTTCACGAGAACCGCCGCCCCCGCGGAGAGCCTCGAGAGGTCCGCCGCGTCGGTATCGTGAGAGAGAATCTCGATCCCCCAACCCCGATCGACGCCGTATTCGCTCGAGAACGCGAGCCGGATCGACCGCGTTTCATCGTCGAAGGATTCGACCTCGACGCCCCGGCACTCGCGATACTGCGGCCCGAGGACTAGGTCCCTTCCCTTGAGTCCGTCCGGTCCTTCGTTCACGTTCCCTCCCCTTCCTCGTCGAGATAGTCGCGGAGCTCACGAGCTTCCGGAGATGCCGTCTGGATGGGCGAGATCCCTTCCGCCTCGAGTCGATCTTCTTCCTCCGCGATCTCCCGGAAGACCTCGAGAGGATCGCGCCCGTAGGTTTCTCGGATGTATTGAGAGCGCGAGCGGACCCGCTCGTTAATCTCGAGGATCGCCCGCTTCGTATCCTTGAGAGGCTCGACGAGGTCCCACGTCCGCGTAATCCACCGAGCGCCGGCGATAATCTTGTCGACCCGCTCCTCGAGCGGAGAGCTCCCCGCAATCCGGAGCTTCCCGGCCATAATCGCGAGAGGGATAAACCTCGCGAATACTGGACCGTGGAGCCGGCGTCTCAACCATCCCTGCTTATGTTTCCAGTCGTCGATATCCTCCATCCGCCCCGCTCGGATCGACGAGAACGTCACATTCGACCGATCGTTAGCGAGTCCCTCGTAACCGACTCCGAGACCGGACGCCACCCCGCGGAGAGCTCGCTCGACGAAGGACGCGTACTGTTCATGGGGATATGTCGGGTCGTAAGGCTCGACCGTCGTCCCCGGCGGGAGCTTCTCGCCGACGCCGGCCTCGATCTCGATCACGTCCGGGAGATGCTCCGGATCGTCGACGCCGATATCGCCCTCGACGTCGTCGCCCTCGTACTGCTCCCCCTGGATGAAAAAAGACTTTGCCGCACCGATCCGCGCCGCAATCATCGCCGCATCGTCGTAGCCGTCGAGCATCGCGAGCCGATAGAGAGCCGCCGCCATCCAAGGGATACCGCGGAGCTGCCCGACTTTCTCGGCAAAAAAGATATGCTCCATCTCGTCCGCCGGGAATCGGAGACGACGGACCGGAACGAACGATTGCCCATAGATCGCGGAGACCCGGCTCGGCTGGGAAACGTGATACGCGAGGACCCGCCCGGTCCGGTCGTATTCAATGCCGCCCCGGATCACGACGCCGTCGTCGAGATTAACGTCGTATTTGATGTCGACTAACTCCGGCTCGATAAGCTGGAGCCGGAAACCGAATGGACCTTGACCGGACCCGGAGACGCAACGAAGGAAGACCTCGCCGTCTTCCGCGACGCTCGAGATTATCGTCCGCTGGAAATCGAAAAAATCGAGACACTCCTCGACGTCGCAATTCTTCGGCTCGCTCGCCCACTCGAGCCAAGCGTCCTCGACCGCTGCATTTAGAAACTGGTCTGGTTCGTTCTCGTCCGGGGTCTTTACCGTCGATTGGAGCGCGATCCCGTTCGGACCAACGATGTTATTCACGACGATTTGGAGGAACCGCCGAGCGTATGGATTGTCGATCGCCTGCTTCCGGGAGATCGCCCGGATAGATCGGAGGTCGTTACGAAGACGGACGGAGACCGAACTCGGAGCGGTCGGCCAATCTGCCGTCAAGCGGTCGCGGCCCGCTGCCTTGAAACTATCCCGATCCCGGCGGAGAGCTCGGACCATCGCGGAGAGGTCGGTTATCTTCCGCTCGAGCGGACCCTGGTCCTTCTTGCGGCGGAGGAATCCGGGGAGTTTCATAGGAACCGGACCTTGACCGCGCTCGAGGTCGTTAGGCCCCGGCGAGCTCGCTCCCGGCGCACCTCGGCCCGGAGCCTCGAAGCATACTTCTCGAAGACCGTTTCGATCTCCGTCCAGGACATCCGCGTTATCGCCCGCCCGAGAGCCCCGCCGATACTGTATCCGGCTTGGTCCTGCGTCGCCTTCCCCTGGATTACCGTCTCGAGAGCCTCGAAGACAATCCGATTATGAGACCGGACGTCGTATCCGCTCGCCTGCGTCCGCGGATCGACCCGGACGTAAACCTCGCCGTGGTCGATCGTGTAGACCTCGCCGGCGAGTTCCGTTACGACGAGCGCCCACCCGTATCGAGTGTTATCGAGGAGAGTCGCGGTATCCGCTGCCGGGATCGTGACGAGCCAACGAGCATCGCCGTTGTCGACGATCGTCCCGACGTCGGTCGGAACCGTGACGTTGGTCGCGGTCGAGAGGAGCTCAAGGACGAGGGTATCCGCGGACGCGTCGTAATCGCCCTCCGGAACGTAGAACTTGAGCGTATCGCCGGCGACAAAAGAGTCCGGCATCCTCGAAACTGGATCGGCCATGCCCCACGCATACGGACCGCGACGTGGTAGCGCAAACCGTTATCGCTCGAGAGGTTCCCGCGAGGTCCCGAGAGGTCCCGAGAGGTCCCGAGATTCTACCGCCGGCGTCGAGGACGAGAGACCGCCGGACGCTTTCCGCCTTTCGCCGCGGAGAGAATCTTCCGGCGAATCTCCGGATAGCGTGGGCGGAGGAGCTGAACCGCCGCGTAAGCGTAGACCCGGCAGTCGAGCGCCTCGTCCCGCTTGCCGGACGGCTTTACCCACCGGAACTCCGGAAACCCTCGAGCGTAACGCGTCTGCCGGATGTTGCTCGTAAGCTGGTCGAAATAGCGATCGTCGTACCCGCGACCGATCGGGAAATGACAGAACGCCGGCTCCCCCTCGTCGCGGCGGAGCCTCGAATAGATCCGCGTCTTCGCCTCGTCGGTCCCCACGGTCCGGAGATCGACCGGGATCCGGTTCCGCTCCTTCATCGTCCGCGGGGTCGGCTTCTCCGTCACGACGGGCCGATTCTTGCCGGAGCGCCCCACGACCGCGAAGACCCCGCGCCCGCGCCGCTTCTCCGCGTACTGGTAGACCCGCTTCGTCAGATAGCCGGCGTCGACGCATATCTTCTTGACCCGGAGCCGAACGCCGAGCTCATGCTCCCACCGCGGACCGAGGATCCGGTCGTCGAGCTCCTTCCAAACGTGATCTTGGTCCGGATCCCCAGAGACGACCCCGAACTCGATCCCCCAAGACTCCTCACCCTCGCCCCAGCCGACGACCTCGAACTCGAGCCGGTCGACCTGGACGTCGACGCCGGCGGTTAAGCAAAGCACCCCCGCCGGGAGCTCCGCGGGATACTCCTCGCACCGCTCGAGGAGCGGATCGGACTGGAGCCGCTCCCCTTCCTCCTGGAACGACTCGCCGAGGACCGTGTTGACGAAGACCTTTTCACGCTCCCTCGATCCCTTCGCCCGCCCCTTTTGGAGCGCCGCGTCCGCCCACGAGAACCATCCAAGCGGAGAATAGAGCGCGGAGAGAGAGAATCCGACGGAGCGCCCGTCGCCCTTCGCGGTCGCCTTCCACCGACCCCCCTCGAGGATCTTCGGCTTAACCGACTCCGGCATCAGAATTCCGCATTCCTCACAAGCAAGCGCCGCCGTCTCCGGCTTCCCCTCTTCCCACCGGATATTGCGCCAGAGGATCGGAGCGAACGACCCGCACTCCACGCAGGGGACCTCGAAGACCCGCCGGTCCGTCTGGTCGATCGCCGCGTCGATCCTCGAGAACTCGGACTCCGTCGGACTCGAGACAATGAATATCTTACGGAGCGCCCCGAACGTCGCCGTCCGCTTCCGCCCGAGCTCGATCGCGTCGCCCTCGCCGTCGATATCTTGCTCGTAGCCGTCGACCTCGTCGAGGAACAGGAAACGGATCGGGACGGACTTCAACCCGACGGGAGAATTAGCGCCGACCATTACGAGAACCCCGCCGGCGAACTTCTTTTGTGTGATCGTGTTCTCCGCGTCCCGAGTCCGGGACGGCTTGATCCGCCGGCGGAGAGCCGGCGACCCCTCGATCATCGGACCGATCCGGAGCTTAGAACTCTGCTCGACCTTCTTTATCGTTTCCTGGACATACATCACCGGACCGGGACACGAGTCGATAATAAAGCCGAGCCAATTATCCCCGACCGACGTCCCGCCGACTTGGGAACCCTTCCGGAGGACGACCGTCTCGGCTGGATGCTCCGGACCGAGAGCGTCCATTATCTCGCGGAGATAGGGAGTCCTCGAGGTCCGCCACGGTCCCGGTTCGCGAGACTCCGCTCGAGTTAGGATTCGGTTCGCGTCTGCCCACTCGGAGACGGAGAGACGAGGCTCCGGACGGAGAGCCTCGATGACCGCCTCGAGGACGTCCTCGGTCGCGGCCACTAGCGGACGAACGTCGGACGCCGACCACCCCGGCATAGTGGACACGAGACCTCGCGCTCGATCTCCGTCCCCTCGAGGATAAGGACCCAACCATCCGGGACGGGCTCGCCGGAGGGTAACGGCTTCCGCTGCTTAATCGTCCTCGCGCCGAAACACCGTGGGCACCGTGGGACCTTGCCCGCGTCGCCGACCGTCATCACCCCGCCACCTCCCCGCCGGTTAATCGAACTCGAGCTCGAAAGACATAAACGGTCGGATCGTGTAAGTCCCCGTCCCGTTTGCGAACGTCTGGAGGACGTCCCCCGCGACGAACGTGTCGATCCCGGACGCCTGCGTAACCGGCGTCGCTTTAACGATCCCCGCGGCGGAGACGACGACCGCGCAAGATAGCGCGAGGACATCGTTGATACGGAGCTCGAAGGTCGTCGTTCCCGTGACCGAGTAGGACGTGATATTCGCTTGCCCGACGATCGCCGTGATCGAGCCGGCTCGGTGCATCGGAAAACCGATCGTCGACGAGCATGGCTGCGCCCCGCCCATCCGAAGATAAACCCCGCCCCCGCCGGCGGCGAAAGAACCATTCCTCGAGCTCGAGATATATTGCCGGAGACCTCCCGCCGCTCGGACGTTCGCGACGTCCGTCACATCCGCCGCCGTCTCGATCCCGTCGAGCTTCGTCCCGTCCGTCGCGACGTCCCGCCCGTCGACCGTCCCCGTTACCTCGATATTCGCCGTCCGGAAATCCGACGCGAGCGTTCGGACGAGACCCGTCCCCTTGCCGGCGAGATATAGGTCGATGTCCGTATCGTCGCCGGTCGCCGAGATCACCGGACCGGATAGCGTCGCCGCGTTTCCGATTGTGATCTCGTTCACCGCGGCGCCGTCTTCCGAAAACTTGAGAATCTCCCGCGTCCCGTCCCCAAGAACATTCCCGTTTACGTCGAGCATTCCGCCGAGCTGCGGAGTCGTATCCTCGACGACGTTCGCGAGATGCCCCGCGCCGGGAATCTGAGCGTCGACGTATGCCTTTACCGATCGTTGGCTGGGAATCCGCCCCTGGTCGGATGCCGCGAGAGCCGGATCGTTGAGCATCATCGACCTAACGATCCGCTTTACGTCTTCGGGTCTCAAGTCTCGCCCCCTATCTTGCTCCGTGATTCCTCGACCGCCGTCTCGAGCGCCGCGACGATCTCTGACTCGATCTTCGCCGCGATCGCCCCCATATCCTCGAGCGCCAAAACATCCGCCGCGACCCGCTGCCCGATCGCGAGGAGCTGGTCCCGTAGCGTCCTGTGTATCTCGGAGAGACGAGGACGGAGAGCCGCGAGGTCGACCGAGCGCCCCGTTTCTCGGTCCAGCTTATTCCGCCGGAGCGCGACCTCGAGCGTTTCCTTCTCGATCTTTTGCGCGAGGAGCGACCCCGTCGACGATAAACCCGACTCACCTCGCCCCGTCGACTTGCGCGGCCTTCGCGCTGGGTCGCTCCCCTCGATCCACGCCCGATCTGCATCCTCCGGCGTTATCTTGCCGTCCGCGTTCCGCTCGATCCGCCCGTCGCGTAAAGCCTTTTGAACGGCACCGGGAGAGCACCCCACGAGCCCCCGCTCCCGTCGCCAAGTCGCATACCCGCGGACCGATAGCCCTCGCGCCTTCTTGCTCTTCGCCGGCGTCCGCTTTCGATTCTTTGGAGCCGGCGGCGACAAGTTATCCCCTCGACCGCGTCCGCGTCGTGGACATCCGACGCACCTCGAGGAAGAGCTCGAGCTCCTCCGCCTCGTAGAACACCCGGCCTCCGAGCTTGAGAAAGTCCGGCCCACCCCCGCCGACGCGAAGGTTCGCGAGCGTCTTCCGGGAAAGACGGAGCCGGCTCGCCGCTTCCCTCGTCGTCCTCAATGTTCCAATCTTCTTCCGTCGCATCATCCACCCCCGGAAAGTTGACCTCCATCGGTCTTTCCTTCTCCGCTTCCCGTTGGTAGCTCCTACCCGACCCGCGTCGTTAACCATACGATCGCGGCGACGATCAAGACCGCCGCGGCGAGGATCCCGGCGGCGATAAACCCGGCGGCCTTCCTCACGACGAACCCTCCGACGCCGCCGCCTGCATCCGCTTAACCGCTTCCCGCCGCTGCCGGCTCGTCTCCGTCGGTCCGAGATCCCCTGGAACTCGCCCGTTCGGCCTTAGTATCTCGCCCATCCGACCTCCCCCTCGATTATTGAATCCACTCGACCGGAGTCGGTCGAGGAAGATGGAGCCACC